GCCAGTGGCTTTGCTGGGACCCTGAGGCTTACAAGACTGGACGTGTTGAGTATATGGAGGAGGAGCTTAATCAATTGGCGCAGGAGAAGCAAAAGAATGAGGCAACAGCAAAGACCGCATTTGAGCAGCGTGTTAAGGAGACCAAACAGAAGGCTATTGATGATAATAAGAAGAATGCCGAGAAGCATGGTAGCTCTTTGACTCAGGATATTGACAAGGACGGCAATTTGGTTGGAGTTACTAATAGTCAGGAGGCTAAGTTGGCTGGTTCGGAGACTATCTCGGTGGCGGATATTCGCAGTGAGCTATTTGATGGTGACAATATTGTGACAGGTCAGTCTGATTATGGCAGGTCTGAGCTTGTAAGTGGACCTTTTGCTATCCAAAAGACTGATTCTGATATGGACCGTGTTGATTAGACCTTTTTCACAAAGTTATGAAAGGTTTTGCGCAGCTAAGAGCCAAAATAAAATTGAAAATATATTTTACCTTATTTCAAATTGATAAAGTAAAATGATTTATTGTTTATGCGGAAGTATAATATTTATGGTTATAATTATGATAGTATTTCTGTCAGAATTAGGAAAATATATTGATGAAGATGGAAATCCAATATTAACTACTCAACATCTGCGTGGTATGTATATTGACAATATTATAGATGAAAGATATAACAAAATACGCAATTATGTTATTGAAAGTGCGGAAAAAGGGAAAACTAATATTGATTTTACAATTATGTGTATTCGTAACCAATACAACAATTGTGACAATTATGACGGTTATCAAGAATGGTGGAGGCTTTATATTTTGAGAAATGGTGGCGAGCTTATTCCAAAGAATGATATTCGTTTAGAACAAATTAAAATGCGTATCATAGAAAAAATACAAAACTCATTTCCTGACAGTAATATTACAAAGGGTTATAAAAACTGCTGCGACGCCTACAATATAACTTGGTAAATTAATGATTAAATAACACTATAATAATAATCATTTATTATAATTTTATTTTTAACACTGCGACTCATTTTAGCAGTTGAAATGCCTTCAGCTAGTGCTGCTTTTGCGATTGTATCCCAACAAGCTAGTAAGATGTCTGTTTTGTCTTCTCGCTTATAGACTTTTTTACCAGTTGAACAAATTAATTTTGGTGTGTATTCATGTTTTTTAATTGATAATCCGTAATATCCTTCATTATTACCATCATCTGTCCATACTACAGATTTCAATGCGTAAGGCGACTCATTTAAATAGTCCTTAATTTCTTTCATATCATTTTCAGACAATTCTTTACCAATAGAAACTTTCCATTTTTGATATTCGCTCAATAAAACTGAATTTAATACTTTTCCACAATCAGAAAACTGACATACTTGAAATACAAATGTCTCAACATTTGAATTTTCTTTTATTTTTTTATATTCAACGGGTTTTAATTTAATTCCACTATAACCATGATTTGCTCCAATGCGTTTTGGCTTAAATCTTGCGTCTAAATAACTTTTAAATGCGTGAAAAACTTCTTTTGTTGGTTTCACTTGGCTCCATAAACGGTAACGTCCTTCCATATTAACAGAGTATTCTTCTACATCTGGACGGACAATACAATCACTAATTATAAACTCATTGAATTTTTTATCCATTTCACTCTCTGTCTTTGGTGTAAATACTATATTTTGTTGTATAATTTGTGTTTCATTGTTATTGTTTATGGTGTTAGGTTGTTCATTTAGTTTTTTATTTTTAATTTCTAACTCTCTATTTTCAATTTCTAGCCTTTTATTTTGTTCTTCTAATTCTCTAATTTTATTTTCCAAGTTTTCATTAAGTTTCATTATTCTATTAAAATTATCTATGCTATATGTTTTTGAATGTATTATATCTCGAATATGTTTGGTTAATACATCAATAGTAAAATTTGTGGCATCATAAGCAATTATTTCTGTTTTATTTTTACCATTTAATTGGATACTACGAATTTGTCTTTTAATTTTTGGATATGTTTTTATAAGATTCTCAATCTCCACTTTATTTTGAACTTTAAATGCTTCTACTAATGCGAAATTATTGTAACCTTTACGATGGTCATTTATTCTAGTTGCTAGGTCATTAGTATGTCCAAATTTTATTAGTTTTTCATTTGCGTCATTTGTGTTATCAATTGTTCCAATATATATACATTCTGTGTTTAATGGAAAATGGACTAGTATTGCTTGTTCTATTGCTTTTTGTTTTTCTTTTTTAGAATTTTGTATTAGCTGTTGTTTTTCTTGTTCAGAATTTTGTTTTATTTCTAAAATAATATTTTCCTTTTGCTCTAATTGGAGTCTTAATTCGTCAGTTTCTTCTTCTACAATTTGATGTAAAACTTCTTCCATTTTCATATAATATTCATGAATTTCGCCTGCCTTTTTTGTTTGCGCTTTTAAACACAATGACTTGAAACATTTTATGGTTAATAATATTGTTTGTTTGTTGTGTCCGCCCCATTTTTCTTCTTTTGAACTTGCTTTCCCTAATGGAAAAGCAAGATTTTTATAGTCTATATCTAATTTAAAATGTTTTTCTAATAATGCAACTGCTTTTACTTTTTGTTGAAAACCTAACCATTTCCATATATTATCTAAATCAACTACGAAATCTATATTTTTATCATAATTTAAGTAGCAATAAAAACTACTTACAAATAATTGTTGTTCAAAACCAGTAAAATTTTCTTGAATTTTATTTATTAATTTGCTATTATATGCTTTTGATAGCTTAGATATTGGATTTTTCTCTATTAATTCTATGATGTTTAGTTCCTGCATCTTATTATATACTTTATAATAGGATACTCTTTAAGTTGTTTAATCTTGTTAATATATTTTGAAAGCAAGATTTATATAACCAAGATACAGTTTACCACTTTGTCTTTTTTACCGCGATTTTGGGTCCCTGACCACGTTTCTTCACATTATTTGGGTCATATTGCTCTTCCTCGTCTTCATCATTAATTGATTTGGATAGCTCCCAGAACTCTTTCGACCCTAATCTGAAGTCATTATGTGCGTCGGCTTTATACCAAAACACTTGGTCCTGTAATTTGTTAGATTTGGCGTTGTTATTTATCACTAGGCACTCATAATTTTCGGTACATTGGTCCATCACTTGGCAAAATGACTCCAATGTAGGGAACATACCAGCATAATTTTCGTAAATTCGCTTCCTATTGGCAATGTAGGGCTCTCTTAAAATAAAAACATAATCAATATTTGTTCTTAGTGTTGGTGGAATACCCAACGGATATTGCATTGTGATGATTAACATGACTTTCCAGTGTCTCCCGTTCATGAACAAGAGACGCATTAATTTATCGCGTGACCAAGTGTTATCATATAAGCAGTCATCTAGAATCACAAAAGTTCGCGGGTCAATTGTTGTGCGTTTAAATTGCTCCATTTCTTTCTTAATCTGTTTCAGCACTTGTCGCTGTCGCTTCAAAATGTTCTCAATAATTGCCGTATTGTATTCGTTATGGATGAACAACTTTGGCACCAATTTGCCGTAAAACCCGTTACCCTCTTCTGTGCCGGAAATAACAGTGCCAATTGGAATACTTTGTTGATAATATAGTAAATCCCTTACCAAAAATGATTTACCGGTGTCACGACGACCAATTAAAACAACAACAGGACCTTTTGATTCATCGGGCTTGAAACTAATGCTTTTCATATCAAACCGTTTTAGTTCTAAATTCATTATATGTATACAACTATAAAAGATTTATTTTATTTGACGCAAACTAAACTAACAAAATAACAAAATAAGACATATGTCTAAAACAAAATAATAATAATTAACTTGTTATTTTGTTAGTTGTTTAGGAAAATAAATATAAAATAAGTTAAATATTACTATTATTTATATTTTAATTAGCTAATGACAACAATACCGACAACTTCTACAAATCCTACTTTTGGCATTAATTACCAAAAAAGGAAGAATATAAACCTCTTTTCAAAGTTTCAAACTAACAAAACCATTTGTTTAGAACAGGTTCAAAATTATCTGCCAATTTACGACCGTTTTTTTTCACTAAATGAGAATAACTACAACAGCATAAACCTAAACCATTTATGGTATGTATCAGATTTAAAAGATGAAACAGTTGGAAAAAATAATAAAAATAATAATGCGAATACGAATACTAATAGTGACTTTTTATCAGAGCATGTTCACATGTGTAAATTAAAGAATAGTAATGATAACAGTGGTGACTTTACTAGCAGCCAAAATGTGTTTATTAAAATGGCACCATTATTGGACCCATTCAAATATATTATAGGCAAATACAACTACAATGATACCAATCTATTCAATT